AACGATTGCAGATGATGCAAGCATATGGGGATCGGGCAGTAACCCCGAAGGGATGCGGTCTGCTATTGATCAGATAGAGGTAAAGAGAACTAAGAGTGGAAAGGTCACAGGGATGAGAGTAGAGGAGACAGACAAGTCAACCAATAAGAGAATGACTAACAGGATGATTCACTTTGTAAATCTACTGGTCTCAGGCAATACTCACATAGAGGCTTATAGCACTGCTTATGACTGCTCAGGTAGCTCTAGGGCAACGATCATAGGGAATGCGAACCGACTAATGAAGGACAGTCGAATTACTATGCAACTAGAGTCTGTCTTGGAGGCTACCAAAGCAAACGTAATTGAGAGCGATGCTAGTGCAAGGCGATACGTGATGCAGAAACTATTCGACAAGGTCAACGAGGCAGAGGCAAGCGAGAGCGGACAACTCAGAGCGTTAGAACTAATCGGTAAGGCAGTAGGTATGTTCACAGACAGAGTAGAGACAGTGAACGAATCAGTCGATGTGGATGCACTCAAGAAAGAACTAGACACTCATCTCCATTTACTAGACAACGTCAAGAAGAAAGTCAGCACTATTCAATAGCATCACGTCATGCGTTGCGCTATGTTTAAACTGCTGGCTGGCATCATCGATTCGTGTTTTGGCAAGGGTACAGTACCCCCACCAAGGCATATCGACCATGCGCACCTCACACGCTATACGCTATAAAACACACATCCCATACCCAACATTTAGCAATACGAACGTTCTCTCCTGCCACCTAGTGTTCCACGTGAAACATATTTGCAATACGAACGTTTCTGTTATAATATCTACGGGGGGAAAGCGATGAGCAGTGTTAAATGCACACGGGTTATCTTTACTAGCCGTCAGTGACGCACCCTTGCCGAAGCGAAAGCTGGTCGTGGCAGTGAATCATTAGTACCCCCACCCCCTATCAAATTATCCTGTTGCGTTAGTTTAAACACTATGGCAAACTACCCCCAGAACGTTTCCTGTTTGTTCCCATAGGGGTATATATATTTTGAAAAATGAATTATTGATTAGCAAGCTTAAAAACGCACAGATGACTCTGATGGCGCTGCAAGCAGAAATGCGTGGACAAGAACACAAGGAGATGGCAAGTGCTATCGCTTCTGTTCGTAAAGCAATCGAGCTACTCAAATGATAATACTTTGTAGTATTTGTGATCGTGATTTTTCTTTAGAAAAAGAGGGCGGTGTTGCTGGTAACTTTGGAATGCTGCCAGTAGCGTTTTGTCCTACCTGTCTCTGTTCTTGTATTGATATGGTTCACCAGCTAGAGGGTTACGAAGGAGAGCAACTTGACAGCTAATGAACTCTGTAAGCTATACATGGGTATGACATTTGAAGAGCGGGATAAGTTTAGCTCGATCTTTAAACAGCTCTATGATTCTCAAGTATTAGCTAGTAAGCCAATGTCTTTAGAGAACCGCTCCCGATTAAAAAAAATGGAAGAAGAGAATGATTAGAAAATCCGAAGGATTGTATGGAGCAAAGCGACTATGACTGAGAGACAGAAGATGGTTCTAGACTTCATCAACCTGTATATCAAGATGAAAGGGTTTCCACCTAGCTACATGGACATCGCCACAGGTTTGAATTTGAAAAGTAAATCGAATATCCATAGACTAGTACATGACCTAAAGAATAAAGGACTGATTGCGGTCAAGCCGCATATGGTGCGCTCGCTCAAGGTCATAGACAAGTCGGTAACCGAGATTAGCAAGCTTTAATGGCACTATTGACTCAGGCAGAAGTAAAGAAATACATTCAGCTACTGGGTGTCCTGCCCAAGGATTCTCCACAGATTCCCAAGATCCACCAGCTATTGGAAGAGGATAAGAAAGAACGCTGTAAAGAAAATTTTATGCCGTTCGTAAATCAAATGTGGTCTGCCTTTATCGCAGGTAGACACCACGCAATCATGGCGGATGCCTTTGAAAGAGTGGCGAACGGTACATTGAAACGTTTAATTATCAATATGCCACCCCGCCACACTAAGTCTGAGTTCGCTTCTTATCTAGTTCCTGCTTGGTTCCTAGGTAAATACCCTGAGAAGAAAATTATTCAGACTGCTCACACGGCAGAATTAGCCACGGGATTCGGACGTAAGGTCAGAAACCTTGTAAATTCTCCCGACTATCAGAAAGTATTTCCTATAAAACTTTCCTCAGACAGCAAAGCTGCTGGTCGCTGGAACACCAACAAAGGCGGTGATTACTTTGCGATTGGTGTGGGCGGTGCGGTAACAGGTAAAGGTGCGGACGTTTTAATTATTGATGATCCGCATTCTGAGCAAGAAGCAATGCAAGGAAACCCGTCAGTGTATGATAGGGTCTACGAATGGTACTCATCTGGTCCCCGCCAGCGTCTGCAACCAGGAGGAGCCATTATTGTCGTGATGACAAGATGGTCCAAGAGAGACCTTACAGGTCAGATAATTCAAAATTCTATTAAGCGGGACGGAGATGAATGGGAGACTATTGAGTTTCCTGCCCTGCTTCCTAGTGGTAAACCCTTATGGTCTGAGTTTTGGAAACAGTCTGAACTAGAGGCGATTAAAGCTGAGATCCCTGTTGGCAAGTGGGAAGCTCAGTACCAACAGAACCCCACCTCCGAAGAAGGTGCAATCATTAAGAGGGAGATGTGGAAAATTTGGGAAAAAGATACTCCTCCAGAATGTGACTTCATAATCCAATCATGGGACACGGCGTTTGAAAAGTCAAATCGTGCGGATTATTCTGCTTGTACAACATGGGGAGTCTTCTATAAGACTAACTCAGATGGCTTTGATGTAGCCCATATTATTGTTTTAGATGCTTATAAGGAACGTTTGGAGTTCCCCGAACTTAAAGCAAAAGCAATGGAACTATACAAGGAGTGGAAACCAGATGCCTGTATTGTGGAAAAGAAAGCCGCTGGCGCTCCCTTGATTTATGAAATGAGAAGGATGGGAATTCCATTACAAGAATATACACCTGGCAAAGGTTCGGATAAAATAGCTCGTGTAAACGCTATATCAGATTTATTTGCGTCAGGTTTTGTTTGGTGTCCAGATACAAGATGGGCAGAAGAGTTAATGGAAGAATGTGCCTCGTTTCCTAACGGCGAACATGACGACTTGGTGGATTCAACTAGCCAAGCGTTATTAAGATTCCGTCAGGGTGGGTTTATCCGTTTAAACTCTGATGAATATGATGATGAAATCGTGCGCAAAAGAAAAAAAGCCGCATATTACTAAGGATACGCTATGTCAGTAGAAAAAAGTCTTTACCAAGCTCCAGTCGGATTGGATTCTCTAGAAGAGGAGCCAGATATTGAAATTGAAATTGAAGACCCAGAGTCAGTCACTATAGGGATTGATGGTCTTGAAATTAAAATTGAGCCTGAAAAAGAAGACGACTTTGATGATAACTTAGCTGAGTATCTTGATGAAAAAGTAATGGCGGAGATTGCTGGCGACTTGCTGGCAGACTTTGACGATGATATTTCTGCTCGTAAAGACTGGATTCAAACCTATGTAGATGGTTTAGAACTCCTAGGAATGAAGATTGAAGAAAGAACTGAGCCTTGGGAAGGCGCTTGTGGTGTTTATCATCCCCTACTTTCTGAAGCTCTAGTCAAATTTCAAGCTGAAACCATTATGGAGACCTTTCCAGCGGCGGGACCAGTTAAAACCCAGATCATTGGTAAAGAGACCCAAGAGAAAAAAGATGCGGCAATTAGGGTTCAAGATGACATGAACTATGAATTGACGGATGTCATGATTGAATACCGCCCAGAACACGAAAGAATGGTATGGGGATTAGGACTTTCAGGCAACGCTTTTAAAAAGGTTTACTACGATCCACAGTTAGAGCGTCAGGTATCCATGTTTATACCTGCGGAAGATATTGTGGTTCCCTACGGCGCATCAAGTCTAGAGTCTTCTCCCCGTGTGACTCACGTCATGCGCAAGACAGAGAATGAAGTTAATCGTTTGCAACACTCTGGTTTTTACCGAGACGTGGATCTTGGTGAGCCGTCTACTAGCTTAGATGAAGTAGAAAAGAAGATTGCGGAGAAAATGGGCTTTAGAGCCACTACCGATGACAGGTTTAAACTACTAGAAATGCACGTTGACCTTGATTTAGAAGGATACGAGGATGAAGATAAAGAAGGAAACCCTACTGGCTTGGCTTTGCCGTATGTTGTCACCATCGAAAAAGGCAGCATGGAGATTTTATCCATACGCCGCAATTGGAGACCAGAAGATAAAAAGAAAATTAAAAGACAGCATTTCGTCCATTATGGCTATGTTCCTGGCTTCGGCTTTTATTGTTTTGGTCTTATCCATCTTGTCGGCGCTTTTGCTAAGTCTGGTACTAGTATTATTCGGCAGCTCGTGGATGCGGGAACCCTTAGCAATTTGCCAGGTGGCTTTAAGACCCGTGGCTTGCGAGTCAAGGGCGATGACACACCAATAAGTCCTGGTGAATTCCGTGATGTAGACGTTCCATCGGGAGCAATCAAAGATAACTTAATGACTCTGCCGTATAAAGAGCCAAGTCAAGTTTTGTATAGCTTACTAGGAACTATTGTAGAAGAGGGTAGACGTTTTGCTTCTGCAGCCGACATTCAAGTGTCTGATATGTCTGCCAACTCCCCAGTTGGGACTACTTTAGCTATCTTAGAAAGAACATTAAAGGTTATGAGTGCGGTACAAGCCCGTATTCATTACTCGATGAAGCAAGAATTGCGCTTATTGAGAGATATTATTCGGGATTACACCCCAGAAGAATACGATTACGAGCCTGTAGATGGTCGTCCTCGTGCCAAAAAAGAAGATTATGAGCTAGTAACTGTCATTCCAGTCTCTGATCCAAATGCGGCTACGATGGCGCAGAAGATTGTTCAGTACCAAGCCGTACTTCAACTGGCTCAAGGCGCTCCACAGATCTACAATCTACCGCAATTGCACAGACAAATGCTAGAGGTGCTGGGAATTAAGAATGCTCAGAAGCTAATCCCACTACAAGAAGACAAGAAACCGAAAGATCCTGTCAGTGAGAATATGGATGTGATCAGTAATAAACCGCTTAAGGCGTTTATCTACCAAGATCATAAAGCCCATATTATTGCCCACAATAATTTCATCAAAGATCCATTAACTGCACAGGTAATTGGACAAAATCCACAGGCGCAAATGATGATGGCGGCAATGCAAGCCCATATTGCAGAGCATTTTGGCTTTGAATACCGCCAAATGATTGAGCAGCAGCTAGGCGCTCCGTTGCCATACCTGAAAGAAGACGAAGATACTGTCCCAGAAGACTACGAAGTTCAGTTATCTCGTCTGATTGCACAGGCAAGCCAGCAATTATTGCAACAAAATCAATCCCAAGCGGCTCAACAGCAGGTTCAACAGCAAGCTCAAGACCCAATTATCCAGATGCAACAGCAAGAGCTTCAAATTAAAGCTCAGGACGTTCAACGCAAAGCAAATAAAGATCAGATGGATGCCAAACTTAAGGAAGAGCAGCTCCAGATCGAGCGGGAGCGGATTGCTTCTCAAGAAAACATCGAAGGAACTAAAGCGGGAATCAAGATGTCATTCGACAAAGACAAGCTTGACCGCAGTTCTGAGATGGAAGCCACCCGTATGGGGGTTGATATTGCTAAATCACGAGATATGAAAGGAAATAATCAATGACCGAGCTAGAAATAATTGCTTACCAGATAGACGAAAAGGTAGAGCAATTAAAGGATGCGGTAATGGTTGGTAATTTAGATCATGTTGGTTATCAAAAAATTTGTGGTGAGGTTAGGGGTCTACTTACTGCAAGAGGATACGCATTAGACCTTAAAGACAAAATGGAGAAAATGGATGAGTGACAAGCTCAACTTAAGTCAGGCAGTAGATTTAACGAATTTGCTTGATAAGTCAGATGAAGAAAAAGCAACACAACTTCCAAAACCATCAGGGTATCGCATTTTATGCGCCATTCCCGAAGTGGAAAAAGAAACAGAAGGCGGCATTTTAAAGGCTGATATTACGATCCAGCACGAAGAAGCCCTTACTACCGTGTTGTTTGTAGTGGATTTAGGTCCAGACTGTTACAAAGACGAAAGTCGTTATCCAAACGGTCCTTGGTGCAAAAAAGGGGATTTTATCCTTATTCGCCCCAATGCTGGCTCAAGGCTAATTATTCATGGACGAGAGTTCAGAATTATTAATGATGATTCAGTCGAAGCCGTAGTAGCAGATCCCCGTGGTATTAAACGCAAGTAAACGATTTTTAACAAAAGGAGCATACGAGTATGGATAAAGATGATTACAAGTTCCCCGATGAAGTCGAATCTAAGGGTAATCCCGTAGAAGAAGACGATTTTGAAGTTGAAGTCGAGGACGATACCCCAACCCAAGACCGTGGTCGCACACCATCGCAGCCTGAATTTGTTGAGCAACTTGATAAAGACGAGCTAGATGAGTATTCCGAAGCTGCAAAGCAGAAGATTGCTGGCTTTCGCAAGGTTTATCATGACGAGCGCCGTGAAAAAGAAAAAGCTTTGCGGGAACAACAAGAGGCTATTGATTTTGCTAAAAGACTGTTTGAAGAGAATAAATCCCTCAAAAACAAGGTTAAATCCTCAGAAAGCGTGGCAATTGACTCCTATATGGACAGTGCCAGCCGTGA